GACAAATGGTGGAAGAGTAAGGAACATTTCAATTATATCGAAGAGGAAGAAGACCGAAATAAGGCATATGAAAAATCAGAGAAGAAATCCGCAAAACTGTTATTCGATTTCTGTAAGAAGAAGTTACCTCCTAGATTTTTTGATATTTTGTATCAAAATGACGAGATGTTTAAGGAAGAATCAGAAATTGATACTGAATTTTTTCCAAAGATTCACTTCAAAAACTTATGGCAATGTGACATTTCAGATAAGACACGCGAAACTATCTGGAAATATCTACAGCTTATATTATTTGCAGTAGTCGGTTCATTAGATAATAAGGAAGCATTTGGAGATACCGCTAAATTATTTGAAGCCATTAATGAAGACGAATTTAAGAGTAAATTACAAGAAACTTTATCTCACATGCAGGACTTATTTGACGGAAGTGGCAATCCTAGTGAAAACTTGGGAGAAGGATTGAATCCAAGTGACTTGCCAAATGCTGAGCAAATTAACGAACATATTACTGGTATGTTAGACGGGAAAATTGGTCAATTGGCTCGTGAAATTGCAGAGGAAACTGCCGCCAATTTGAATATGGATTTTGATGGTGCAACTGATATGAAAGATGTATTCAATCAGCTTGTCAAAAATCCTACCAAACTTATGGGATTAATTAAAACAGTTGGCGACAAACTTGACACCAAATTGAAGTCAGGAGAATTGAAAGAATCTGAAATGATTCAAGAGGCAACTGAAATAATGAATAAGATGAAAAATATGCCAGGAATGGGAAATATTCAGTCGATGTTGAGTAAGATGGGTATGAGTGGCCTAGGAGGCTTAGGTGGTAAGGTGAATACAGGTGCAATGGAAGCCCAGTTGAATCAGCGTTTAAAGATGGCAAAAACTAAAGAGAGAATTAAGGCAAAGGCAGAAGCAAATGCGTTAAGAAGACAAATGGAGCAAGCACAAGCTCAAGTTAAACAAGAGCAAAAACCTGTAACAGAGGAAGAACTTCTAAAGATATTTGGTTCAAGTGAAAAACCAGAGAAAAGTATGCGCGGTGCCAAACCTCAACCTACCCAACAACAAACTTCAAATAAAAAGAAGAAGGGTAAGAAATAAAAATATAAATAATATATATATGTCAGATATTCAAATATATTATTTACTACCATCTCAGCTTATTAAGGGACAAAGAATGATGAATATAGATTTAAGCACAATTTTACGACAAGGTGATAAAACATTATCTGAAGTTTATAATGAAATAAAATCAAATCCAGAGTTTTGTAGAGATGAATTTGGAATAGAGTTTGGTCATTTTAAAGGTCTTATTCTATCAGATGTATCTTTATATGCAAGTATAGATGGTAAAGTGGCTGGTTTGTTATCATTTATGACTACCACATATCAAGGCAAAAGACTTATTTTGTTTAATGGACTATGTTCACCAGAACAATATAGTGGAATGGGAGTGGGTAGAGAGCTTGTAAATACTTTAATAAGAGTAGGAAAAGCATTTGATATAGATTTCATAAAACTAGAATGTAAGGGTGATAAATTAATGAACTATTACAAAAAATTTGGATTTGTAGTTACAAGTAGTAAAACTAGTTACGATTCGGACGAGGATTCAGATGCTGAAGAAGATGGTCATTTATATTATCATATGGAACTAGATTTATCAAGAATTTCAGGTGGAAAAAAGAAAAGAAGAACATTTAAAAGAAAATCAAGAAGAGTGAAAAGAAAAAATACAAGAAGAAAATTAAGAAAATAACATCAAAAACTTTTTTAAAAGATTTATATATATATAATGACAATTCAATTTTGGTCCAATGATCCTACAATTTTATTTAATAAGGAATATATTTTTGAGTTATGGCCTACTGCAAATATGTGTTATGAGCAGAAGCTAAACTCTATCACACGATTGATTATATTATTGACAATTTTAGGATATATTTTAACAATGTCGAAAAGAGTTCTAGCAGTAGGTGCTTTAACGTTATTAGTAATTTTTATACTGTATAACATGCGTAAACAAAAGGTAACAAAAGATATGTTAGAAGGATTTGATGTAAAAGGAAATGAAGTAACTGGAATGTTTGATAATAAACCAAAATCATTTGTTAACCCTGTAACATTAGATGCTGTGTTAAGAACAGAATTCAAAGAAGGCAATAAAAAGAATCCTTTTAGCAATGTTTTATTAACTCAAATAAATGACGAACCAGAGAGAAAAGCTGCACCTCCATCATTCAATGTAGATGTCGATGGTGACATAACCAAGAATGTGAAACGTGCTGTTCAAATGCTTAATCCAGGTATTAAAAATACAAATAAACAATTATTTGGCGATTTATGGCAACAATTTCTATTAGACCAATCAAATCGTGTATTTTACAGCACACCAAATACTCGTGTAGCAAATGACCAAGGAGCTTATGGTCAATTCTTATATGGATGGATGCCATCCGGAAAGGAATCTACACCAGAAGGCGCCTTCGCAAGAGTGCAAGACAACTACAGATACACATTATATTAAATTGTTTGCATTTGTTTTATTATATATTGTATTTAATTAGATGGTTTATTTAATTCTAATTAAATTAAATTTTTGACAGCTAAAATGGTAACAAATATTCCAGTAAATTATGTGATCGAAATGATGGCGTCTTTAAATAGCCAAATTAAATATATAATTAAATAACTTAAAGAAGGCAAATTAGAAAATAATATATTATCAACCTATTTAAAGCCGAAAATACTACATTCTGTAGGGAATTTCTTTAAATTCATTTATTTTAAGGTTCAAAAATTTCTCTCCATGTGTAGAGAAAAACTTCAAAACATTTTTGCAAAAGTTTTTTTGAATTTTAAAAATGGACAAAAATAAATGTCCAATTTTTTCTCGCCAAAATCGTCTTACTGACAAAAAATTTTAACTCGATAAAAAAAATTTATCGTCAGAAATTAAACGGAGAAATTTATTTTTATGATGATATTTTTTTTTAAAAAAAGTATTTAGAGATTTTTATGTAAGCATATTATACTTACAGAATGACTGACGCTCCTGACTGTAAAAAATCGCCGAAATTCTCCTGTGAATCTTGTGACTATATGTGCTTTAAACAAAGTGATTACAATAAACATATTCAAAGCAAAAAACATGCTATACGTACAAACACTGTCAAACCACTGACTAAAAATAATTTTATATCGCCAAATGAATCATCGGTTAATTCTTCATCTATAGATCAAAAAATTTATAAATGTGAGTGCGGTAAATACTATAAACATCGCCAAAGCTTACATACTCATAAAAAAATATGTTCAAACAAAAAAAATACAGACCATAATATTGTTCAACAATACGACCCTCAAAAAACAGACATGACTGAATTAATTGTTACCATTATGAAGCATATGATGACTGAACAACAATGTTTTATGAAGGATATGGTAACAGAAATCATTAAAAATGGCATAAATAATACAACTAATAATGTCAACAATCATAACAACTCACATAATAAGACATTTAATCTTCAATTCTTCTTAAATGAGACCTGCAAAAATGCCATGAATTTGACTGATTTTGTCGATTCTATTAAGCTTCAATTGTCAGATTTAATAAAAATCGGTGAAGTAGGGTATGTAGAGGGAATCTCAAATATTATTACAACTAATCTACAAGCTTTAGATATAACTGAAAGACCTATTCATTGCGCTGATAAAAAGAGAGAAGTTGTTTATATTAAAGACGAAGACAAATGGGAAAAAGAAGATGATAATAAAAATAAATTGAGGAAATTAATAAAACGAGTTGCATATAAAAATGAAAAATTGCTACCTCAATTTAAAGAGAAATATCCTGGATATAATACCAGCGAATCTCCCCATTCAGACCAATATAGTAAAATTGTAATTGAAGCTATGGGTGGCATCGGAAATGACGACAAAGCCAAAGAAGATAAAATAATTAGAAATATTTCAAAAGTAACCACAATTGACAAAGAAAAATTAAATTTAGAAATTAATTAGAAATTAATTATAAATAAAAATAATGTGTATTATAATATATAAATGGCTACTTATTCAGGATATACCTTCTCTAATATGTCAAGAATTGGTTTAGATTCATGTTGCGTCGACCAAGATACTATTCAAGATGTAGCAGCATGCAATTATATGACTCAAAATTATTTCGCATCCGATTGTTCTATGCGAAAACCAATTGATTTAGCAACTTCTCAACCTGGTATCATGTATAATGGCGGTTATCAAGTTGGCGCCGGTGGTTGCAATATTAACGACTCATCTAAGCTTCAAATTGGAACTATTCAAACACATCCTAGATGTCGTATCGATTTATTTCATAGACCATTTGCTACAGTTCCTTATTTAGGTCGCGGTTCTGTTAACCCAATTATGGAGTCACAAATCCAACAAGGCGAACAAATCGTCAACAAAAAGAGTGTTAACCCTTTAGCTGAAAAAAGTTACATCAAATATCATCAGACACCATTGTTGCCAGCAGTTCAGCAAAGAATTAACAATCCTGCTCATCAAATTGAAAGCGTCGCTTCTGATGGATGGGTTCGCGGTGGAATTCCTTCTAGAGAATTAACACGTGATACAGATTACTTCAACAAACACTCTACATATCAATATGCTTAAATATAAATATTTAAAGTCAATTAATTAAATATTTATATGGAACCTACAATTCTTGTTTACATCGGAGCTATGTCTATTCTAGGTTTATTTGCTACTAATATTATTTGCAAAAATTCTTATAATTCAATAGAAAAAAAAGAATATATAAGAAAAAAGACATTTAAACATTATCGTAGTCTTTAATTAAATGTACAATACTAAATATGAATGTCGATATCATAAAGATAGTATATTTCTTGAAACTGATATAGTAACTGAAGATGAAAAAGACTTTATCAGAGACGTATTATATAAAGAGGATTTGTTACATATTTTTTGCGTAAATGATGATGATGATTCTGATAGTTTTGACTCAGTAATTTTAGAATTATATGAAAAAATAAATAATTGTGAAGAGCTAACAGAATGCATGAAACTATCCGCTGGTAAGTTGATGAGTGAGAATGAACATATGGGATTATGTATTTTATATTCTTATGATTTTATGCATTTAACACATAAATGTGTTAGTACTTATTTAGAAAATGGAGTAATTTGTATGGATGATTTAACTAAATTAAAGAATCAATTAATTTAATTCACTCTATAATGTATGTATAAAACAAAATTTATAATAATTGGAATCATCATATGTTTGATTTTATTTTTATATTTAATTTATCGATATGAGAAAGATAGACATGTTAAAAATATAGCAGATGAATGGATGAGAAAAACAAATGGAGGAGCTATTAAAATAGATGATGAAGGTAGATACAAAGATGACTATTATTTGTCAATTAATAAATTTGAAAATTATGATTCTCATATACACTTGATTGTTAATAATTGTGGAAATTACATGTGTTATATAGTAAAAAAATACAATTTACATTCAGATGTATATTTTATTGATAATACAAAAAATGTATCAAAATTAGTAGATGAAATGATTTATAATTTGATAAATTTTAAAGATTAATTAGATTTAATATATTTTTTTATAATTCTATATTAAATGGCTTCTACAAGAAATAGAAATACTCCTGGAAACTATTGTTTAGAACAAAGACAATATCAACAATCTGAAAATTATACACTTTATCCAAATTCTCAATATGGTGCGGCATATAATACGAGACTACCAGGAAATGGGCTATTAGCAGGTCAAGTTCCATGGAATAAATTATCCTATAATGCAGCGGATACCGAATCATTTCTTTTTGGAATAAATTCAACAAATTTAGTTAATCCTGCACCATGTTTTGTTCCTGAGATAGTTAAACTTGATTCTGCTAATATTTATAACAAAGGGCAAGTTTTTATACCAGAACCTTTAGTAATTGAAAAAAATCAAAGACCTTTTCCTATTCCAAATTAATAATTTATCTAATTTTATTTTTTAAATTTAAATTAAAATAAAAATATGTGCGCATTTATATAATGAGTAATATAAATGCACAAAATATAACTGTCACAAATTTAACCGTTACTACTATAAATGGAGTAAAATATGAGCCTAATCTATGTGGTAAGTGTAATAAAGGATATTATGTTCCTTGTCCAGATTGTAATGATATTATTGAAAAAGATGAGTGTGAATGCGGAGAATCGTGCGAACCATTTATTCCTGGTGAATGTGATTGCTTTGTTCCTTGTCCAAATGGCGGAGATGGTAAACCTGGACCAACAGGACCTACCGGTGAAATAGGACCAGCTGGCGCGGATGGCCCAACAGGACCAATGGGTGTAACTGGTGATACTGGACCTACTGGCATACCAGGAGATAGATATTTAACGCGAACAACATCATCTGTTTTTATTAATCCTTATATTGAACCAGTTATTATGACAGTTGGAACTGGACTAGCATATATAACTGGAAATAGTGTTGTTGTAAATGATAATTCTGCTCCATTAACTCAAAATTTTGAAGCCATAGTTGCATCTTATAATAAAACAACAGGAGTTATAAGTTTAATATCAACTACCAATATTAATGGAGCATTTCCAGCAAATGCAATTTATAATGTTAATTTAGATGGAATTGATGGGCCAACAGGTACAACAGGACCAACAGGAACAACTGGTCCTACCGGTCCAACGGGTATACCTGGAGATAGATATTTAACACGAACAACTACATCTACTCTTGTTGACCCATATTCACCGCCAATTTTAATGACTGTTGATGCTGGACTTGCATATATAACTGGAAATAGTGTAATTGTAAATGACAGTTTAAATCCATTAACACGAAATTTTGAAGCTATAGTTGATTCTTATAATAAAACAACAGGAGATATTGTATTGATTTCACCTGTAAATATTAATGGAACTTATCCACATAGTGCTATTTATAATGTAAATTTAGATGGAATTGATGGTCCAACTGGTATGACTGGACCAACTGGGGAAACAGGACCAACTGGTATGACTGGACCAACTGGAGAAACAGGACCTACAGGAATGACTGGACCAACTGGTGAAACAGGACCAACTGGTATGACTGGACCAACTGGAGAAACAGGACCAACTGGTATGACTGGACCAACTGGGGAAACAGGACCTACAGGAATGACTGGACCAACAGGAATGACAGGACCTACAGGAGAAACAGGACCAACGGGAGAAACTGGACCAACTGGTATG